TTGTTGTATCTCCTCTATCTTTAACAACACCCCATATATGATATGTAATTCCCGTTAAATTAGTATCGGAAAATAATACTTGGGTGTTAAAGGTCGCAGCACTCATACCTGCCGATATTGTCGTTGCCGAGTATTCGGGTTGATACGCTGCGGTTGTTTGACTGAAATTACTGATATGTGTTTTTGCCGCTTTATTATCTATTTGTTCTATGTAATTTGTTCCCGTTCTAAAGGTCATCGTTGAACTATCCGCAAAATCAATCCATACCTCACTTTCTGGTAAATCACTTACAACCCAACTATTCACAGTAAAGTTCGTTGATGTTCCCGTAACTGAATTGCCAGGATATAATGGATTATCACCTGTCACCGTCAATAAGACATTAGATGAACCACTTGAACTGAAATAACCCTCTGTAAGGGTTTGTCCCGTATAAGATGATATGGTATTACCACTGACATCATAAAAGTCCGTCAGAGACCAAATATAGGTTGGAGAACCGATATTTGTTGAACCACTCAATATTACATTTTCATATTGTGTTGTGCCAGTTGGAGCAATACTAACAGATGCCACAAATGGTGATGGTGTTGGGGTAGGACTTGTTGTTGGAGTTATTGTAGGCGTAGGAGTAAAGGTAGAACTTGGAGTAGGAGTAGGACTTGGTGAAATACCACCCGATGGGGTAGGAGTTGGGGTCACGGGTGTTGGTGATGGACCAGTGGTCTTAATACCACCGATAAATTGTTGAACCAAGATGGGTTCCCCCTTTTGTCCAAGTGGTTTTAATAAGTTTCTTTTATCGGGGTTTACGGGTATTCTTCTAATACCTGCGGGGTTATATCTGCGTCCGTTCCAATTTATCATACTATTACAATATTAAAGGCAAAGGAGGGGTAATTAAACCCCTCCATAATTATTATGATTACGCATTGAATGTAATACCACTAAAAGCGGTAGCGATATCATCAATCGTATTCGTTGGGTTTGGTTCAGCACCTGTTAAGGTCAATGTGAAACCATTAAGGTCAGAGAACGCTGTTCCACTCTGAAGAGAACCTTCAGAAGCGATTAGACCATTCTCTGGTCCTACCAACCAATAACGACCATTGGTATCAAGGATTATTGCGTATATTTCATTTTGTTTAACTAACTCAAAGAATGTATTTCTCAATGCTTGAGTAAGTTTAGGAAAACTCAAAGTAAGAGTTGGAGTGAATGAAACTGATTGTGCTGTGTCGTTTACAGCAATCGCTTCCTCCCATCCTGAAGATTGTTTAACCAACTCAAACTTATAGAATGTTCCACTACCACTGATTGTTGTAATAGCATCGTCAGAACCTTGAACGAATGAAGAAATTGTATTTCCACTATCCCCCAAAATCCAAAGGGTTTTTAATCCACCTAATGATGCGTTTCTACAATCAAGCGTATAACCTGCGTTTATATAACAAGACATATTCTAAAGTTTTTTAATTGGTTTATTAGGAAGCCTTCACAAATGATGCGATATCAAAGATACCAACACCGTAAGTAGTTCTTCCGATTACTTTTATGACATCTTCACCCTCATCGTAGAATGAACGGATTGTCATACCGTTTTCATCTGTTGAGTTCATACCAACTTGGATGTAAGACATTGGACCAGCAACAAATGCTGACTGACCATCAAGACCTACAGTTGGAACAACTGCGATACGAGTACCAGGAACAAATGCCAGGAACTCAGAACCCGATTGAACTCCACCATCGTCAAATGAGAATAAGTTCAATTGAGATGCGTTTCTCAATGCTTGAACATAGTTTCTGTAGTCAGCGTAAGACACAGCGATTGCCAAGTCGTCACGGTGAACAACATTTGATGGAATAGCCGCAGCAACTGCCGCCAATACATCAACACCATTTGATGCTGTTAAAGCAGTATATGTGATTTCAGTCGCACCATTACCAGTTACAACAAGTTCCAATACACCGTCAAAGTCATCACCAGGTTTTGCTGCCTGCCATAATTTAGTTTCCATACGGTTAGCTATTCTGTTAGCGACATCTTGGATAAGTTGTTCTGCGAATGGAACCTCTTCTTGGAAATTGGTTGCTCTTAATCTTTGTGATAAGAAATAATCGTAAAGTTCGTAAGGACATAACTCCATATTCACTTTCTCTGTAGTAGTTTCAATCAACACCTGGTCAATTGTTGTATCACCAGTTGGGTTGAAACCACAAGATTTTCCGTCTTGGAAAACCAATGAGTTTGTCATAAAAGGGACTTTTTCAGAACCTCTGATATTACCTCTTACAGATGCGTAACGAGGAAGGGTTAAACCCAATACCTCTTGTAATAACATCTCGTCAGCGTTCTCTCTTACCCAAGTTGACAACCCACTTAAATCATAATCAAATTTGAAATTCTTTTTCATCTTTATTTAATTTTTAGGTTATTTTATGTGTTTTTTAAGAAGGGACGCTCTGTATGCGGCAAAGTTCTCCTTTACACCCTTCTTTTCAGTTATGCCTGTAGTTTCAGGCGCCTTCTTAAATGTTTCCACCTCTGCCTTTAATCCGTCAATCTCACTCTTGAAATCTTCAGATTGTGCTTGCATAAGGGATAACATTTGGTCAATTGAGGATTTGATTGTTTTTAATTCCTCCTCAAAATTCATTGTTTCAGTTTGTTCTTCTTCTGTTGACATTTCCTCCTCTGTTGAAGCGTTCTCATCAACCACATCTCCCACATCTTCTGATTGTGGAATACGGATTTCAATTAAACGACTTTCTTCATCAAGGACAATTACATAACCATCAGATAATGTGTGCTCACCAGCAGGTGCAGGGGTCAAGGTTCCGTCCTCATCTTTTACATAGATTACATCACCCATCTCAAAATCACCTTCCTTGTCGTTGGTAACTCTTGTGGTTCCATCTTCAAGTGTGGTTTCAGCAAACTTTTCTGTTTTTGGTTCTTCAACTTTCTTGAATTCCAAACCCAACATCTCTTTAATCTTATTGATTGCTTCTGTTGCGTTCATAAATTATTATGTTTGTTTAAGAATGTTTATTATCTCATCCAATAAATACTCATCAGTATTATGGGAGTTGAAACTCATATCAAAAAGTCCTTCAACGGATAAACCCTTTACCAGACCTTTTTTCACATAATTATTCCAAATGTCATCATTCATAACTTTATATCCAACCGCCCAACTGCCTTCAGGGACATCATCTTTGGTAAATCCATAATCATAGATTTTGTCGTCCTTACCAACAATCCAACTCTCCACCAAGTAGATATCGTCAAATTTTGTTTGGGTATGCTCAAGATTGGTTTTGTCAATCCTTTTTTCCATTAGGAACTTATATGCGGCTCTCTCAATCGCATCTTTGGTAAACCTTACAAAGTATTTTCCATACTCCTCGTCCATTCTTGGTATCAACTTACCAGGAACCATTGCGGGGGAATATATCATTCTCTTCTCATCGTCCAATTGAAACTGAAAATGTTGTTCGTTGAACTTTGTAAAGTTCTTTGACCTACAAGGTCTAAAACATTGTTTACCTCTATACTCTATTTCTTGGTAGACACCTTGACACCCCATCTCCTCTGATTTGGTCTTTGCTTCCATATCAGTTGAATATACGGGGACACCTTGTAAGAACCCCACAGGGACCATATTGTCCTTGCTGAACTGATTGGGGTTGGTCTCCTCTCTTAATGTGTTAGGGTCTCTCTCACGACCATATTGAACGGGTTCATTAACGGAACCTGCTTGACCTGGTGCGTCCATTGAAATAATTGCGTTGTCCTCCATTACCTCTTTGTTGTTATACACCCTATCTGTGGGGTCTAATGATAACTCAACCCATCTGTGTCTACAATTTGCTCCACCAGCATATAAGAAACAATTTACAGATGCTCCTTTGGGTCTTGGTATAATGGTTCTCTTACCATCTTCAGCGTTTAACTGAACGGACAATGCTTGGATATCCTCAAATCTCCATACCAATTGTCTCCTACCCAACATTCTTCTACAGAATTGTCTTGAGGTGTCAATTAGGTCGGGTCCCCCTTGTGGTCCAATGGAATATACATATCGTCTTAAACGATAAGAACTATCCAATACGGAGGGTTCCTTTGGTTTGGATACCAACTTGTAAAATTGTTCTTCTGTGATACCTTTTTTGTTGAATAGTTGTCTGTATTCGTTTTCCACTTGTTCGTGGTCAATCTCAACCATGCCAGTAATCTCATATCCTTCGTCTAACAACTCTTCTAACTCTGTGGTATCATCTATATTGAAATTGTATAGTTCGTCAAATAGACCTATTCTGGTGATGAAATCATTGTAGTCATATTTAACACCTTGTTCGGCAAAATCCTTGATGGTGTCAATGGCAATCATTTTTCTATTCTCAAGGTCCTCAACCTTATTTAAGATTTCAATAATACCCTCCACCATTTCATAATCATCATCTTCATAGTGGTCAAAGTCCTCAAATAAACCCAATTCCTTCAACTTACTTTCAGCCCATCTTTTGGCGGCAAGTCCACCCCATAATAAATAACTGATGGTTCCACATGCCTCGGTATCACTCTCATCATAATAAGTTTCAGCACGGGATAAATAAGAATACATTCTCTTAATCGTTTCAACTGAAATCGGTTCCTTATTAGCCAATTGTTGTGCTCTTACTTTCCCCACTTGGGTCGCACACTTATTGTTGACCTTCTCGTTCAATTCTATACCCCTCTTGGCGTTGTTTGCTACCGCATCGGGGTAATCACTATACGATTGGAAATTCTCCTCTGTAATGTCCTTATTTTGATTGTTGAAATATTGCCATTCAACCTCAATTGCGGGGTTCATCACCAATGCGATTTCCTCAATCTTGGTATCACCTGACAAAAACCCGTCAATGTCTAAATCAATTATCTTCATCTTCTATAAATAGTTAAATCTTTGAGAGCAATTGTAATCTCTTATTTATGTCTTGTTTTTCCGTAATGTCTTGTTCAAGGACATACGCTCTAATCGGTTCCCTATTGGTTTTGGTAAGGGCTTCAATCAATCTACTATCGTCAAATGGTTGGGATACAATAGGTCTACCACCACCTGCCATATTTATACTACTCAATAAATCACGATACTGAACACTTGATTGACGATTTATTACAACCTCACCACCTTCAGCAAAGACACCCGTATTACCAAGAGGTATTCCCCCTTGTTCGTGAGATGCTCCAAATAACAGACCACCTTGTCTTAAGTTTCTAACTTGAGATATCTGTGATGAAATAATACCAACTTGGATTGCTCCAATTGCCGCTGCGACTGCTGCCAAGATTTGACCGATAATTGGACCTTCAGTAGCAAATGCTTTGGTGACGGACTCTGCGACATTGGCTACCGCCTGTAATCTCGTCAATTGTAATTGAGCCAACTGACCTTGTTTGGTTATTTCTCTTCTTCTTGCTTCATATTTTTCTGTTATCTCTGTTCGTTTCTGTTCTGCTTCCTCACTATCACCGACAATTTGGTCCAATATCCTTTTCTCCGTTTCTTGAAGAAGGGTAAGTTGTGTTTGGACATATTGTTGGAATACTTGAACCCCCGTCTGTGCCACTTGCGTTACTTGTTGTAAACCATCAGATAAATTCTGAATGAAACTTTTTGATTGTTCTTCTTCACCTGCTGCGTCCTCATCTCGTAGTTGTTTTTTACGATTATAGAATGCTTCCAATATCTTTATTCTCTCCTCTGCGGTAAAGTTTTCCAAATTTATACCTTGTTCTGCCAATTTCTCTTCCAATGTGATTAAGTCATCAGCATCAATTTTTCTATTGTTGATAAAGTTTTTGTAATCTTGTAGACCCAATCTATTTATCTCCTTTTCAAGGGCAGCCAATTCCTCCCTATTTAACTTTTGACCATCAAAGAACTCATCATCTGACTTAAGGGCTTGGTCATACAATTGAGTTAAACTAT